CCGCGTCCGTCGGCGTCGCGATCTTCGCCCTCCCGCTCGCGTCGCGTTTTACGAGCTTGCTCGCCGTTGCGTCATCGGTCGCGTCATTGAGCATGTTCCAGAAGGAGGCGGGCAGCAAGCCCGCGCTATCCGTGTCGGCAACATTGAGCGTGAGGGTGAACGTGCCGTTGGACTCGGAGACCGTTAGGGCCTCGGCGATGCCGGCCCCGCCACCGGAAACGATGCTGTGGGGTAGCGAGCGCCACGCACCGTTCGCGTAGACCTTGATCGTGCGGGTGGTCGTGTTGTAAATTAACTGACCCTCGAAGGCAGAACCCGGGTCCGCCCCGACCTTCTGGAAGGTGGCATTGATCAGTTCGTTTTGGTTGAGATTTATATTCGTCAAGAACTTTTGTGCCATTATTTACCTCACGTCAGATAGGCATAACCCGAGAAGGGGGCCGAAAATTGCACGACCACCTGCAGGTCACTGCTATATTGTACTTCACCGACGACTACCGTGCCTGCAGAATCAACCACGGTCACCGAGGGTTTGCCACCGAGAGAATGGGCAATGGTCCAGGTCGCCGATGCCAGTCCCTGATTGTGCACGTGCCTCCTGGTGTTGGATGAGGCTTGCCCCGTCCTGATGATTACCTGGTTCGGTTGGTCCTCGCTTACGATCACCTGGTTCGCAACGGTCATCTGGTCACCTCCGGCAGCACCGTAAAATCGCCCTCGATCACGCGTGACACCTCGCCGTTGCTGTTCTCTATCTCGAGATCGTACACTCCGCTGCTGTTGAGGCTGGCGGTCGCCTCGTCGGATATGTAGATCCTTATGGCGTTGGCGTCCCCCGCCGGCCGCATCTCGACCTGGCTACCGTTCACCACGGAACCCGAGAGATTGAGCATCGTGGACGAGCTCTCCACGGTCCTGCGGACCTGCATCCTGCCCGTGTAGCCCGTCAGGTCAAACGGCAGGAAGGTGCCGCCCGTGGGGTCGCCCGGGTCTGGGTACTCGAGCTCGAGCAACCTCACGAAGGTCGTCCCCTGCTCGCAGATCATGTTGTAAACGCCAGCCCTCATCCGAAACCTTCCTCAAAACGTCTAGAGGAGATTGTAGATTAAGACGGCGTTTTTTGCGGCAAGAATCAGACGACGCTTGGCGAATTCTTGTCCGGTCCCACCTTCTTGAGGCCGAAGCTCATGGCGAGCGAGGCCACGACCGCAACTACTGCGATCTTCAGGTTTTCCTGGTTGGTGATGGCGTCGAAGTCCGATCCCGCGACGACCCAGGCTCCGAGCCAGGCCTGCACGAAAGTCTTGACTGCTCTTTCTACTGATTGCTTTAGGTGGTTTGACATAGGGTTTATACCTCCCCTTCGTTCCTATTATCGCAGATTTCCCATTTACCGCGGGTAATGGGAAATCATGTTTGTGGCGGTCTTCAGCATCCCGTCGGCCAACCAGGGCGTCATCCCGTCCGAAACGGATATCGCTATGTCCGAGGACTCCCCGTTGACGACCTCGGCTACGACGATGAAATTGGCGATTATCGCGTTCTTCCCCATGTCCCGGGTCATCTCCTCGAACGACTTGCGAACGAAGGCGTTGAATTCGTCGTCCATCGGTGTCAGGTAAGTTGGTGGATGATCTTCACGCCGATGGGCCTCGCGCGGGACAAGGCCTCGATCACGACCGACGAGGCGTTCCCGACCTCCTCCTCGCTTGCTCCGTAGGTCTGCTCCCACGGGGTCTCGATGAGCACGGTGAACGGCCCGTCGTCCTGCAGCGTGATCGTGACTTCCTTGGCCCCCAACATCACGCGCTTCACGGATTCCCTCACCGCGGCGATGCTCCCGGCGTTCATGCCGTAGTAGCCGTGCTCGGCCTGCCATCTCAGGAAGTCCCGCGTGATCTCCACCGTTGCCATCGGTGGGTCGTTGATTCCCGTCGTGGAGAATCTCAGGGTGTTCGGCCCGTTCAGGTTCGACGTGTTGAGGATGAAAGGGTCCGACGGGTCCAGCGTCGAGCTCAACTTCGACACGGGCTCGGTGCCCGAGAACTGCGTCAGCCACTTCGCCTCGTCGAGGCCGGCGTCGCTGGGCCAGACCAGGTCGCTGAGGGTCTCGGGGTGCGTCTCGTCCCGCCCGTCGGCCACGGTGAAGAACCTGTAGTCGCGGAAGGCCTTCACCGCGGCGTCCAGTCCGACGAACGCCACGTCTATGAACCTCGTCACCGCGGACGGGGGGTTCTCGGTTCCGTTGGTCTCGATGAAGAATCTCGGTATGGCCGGGACCATCTGCCTCGCCGCCTCGGAGTAGCGTCCATGGTCGAGCGTTCCCGACAGGACTGGGTTGGCGAAGTACACGGTGTCGGATGCGTCCGTGGGGGCGAGGGATACCTGGATGTCCATCCGCGGGACGGACAGGTTCAGCTTGTTGACCGTGATCGGGTCGGTCCTGTAGACGGCCCAGGAGAGATCGCTCAACGCGTTCGCGACCGATGACTCGGGTTGGGGGTCCACGACGAAGTTGTTCGTCACTGTGCTCGCGCCGATCGACGCCGAGTCCGTCAGGGCGACCGTGATGGTCCCTCCCGATTGCATCTTCGCCGCGAAAGCCAGCTCGATCGGTTCGAGGTCGTCCTCCGCGTTGAGGTTCACCGCGGAAATCGTGAGGACGACCCCTCCCGTGAATGCGATCTGCTTGTAGGACGGGTCGTCCGGCCAGAATTCCGATTCCTCGGTCTGGACGTTCGCGTTGTTGGCGAACCAGGCGCCGGAAACGTTCAGCGCGCTGAACTTTATCGCCGCCTCGGGGAGGCGGTTTCTCACCGCCTTCGCGGGATTCACAGCGTCACCACCTCGACGTTGCCCCTCGGCAGGAGTCCGGCGTAGAGCGCCGCGTACCCCGTGACCTGCGGTCCGACGGATATCTCCTGCACCAATTTCTCGTTCCCCTGGTGGCTGTCGGGGTACTCGGGGATCTCCACCTCGAAGGATGAGACGTAGTCAACGCCCTTGACGTTGGACGCCACCGCCACGACCTCGTAGACCCTCACCACGCTCTCGAAGTTCAGCCACTCGTCCGGGGATACCAGCTTCTCCACGGCGTCCTTCACGGCCTGTCCGACCGTCAGGGCGCTGAAACCGGGCGACACGCCGACGGTTATCCCTATGTTGAGGTCGTAGGTCCAAGCGTCGAGGACCTTGAACTTGAGGCCAGCCGGCACCCTCTCGGCCACGTCGTCCTCGATGATTTTTCTCGAGCTCTTGCCGAGCGGCGCGCCGTCGTCTCCGCACACGAACACGACGAAGGACCCGGGCTCCTCCTCGTTCCCTATGTAGGAGAGCAGGAGCGGGTCGAGTAGGACCACGTCGACCAGCGGGCCGGTCGCGTCCGTGTCGGACACCGAGTCGTTGTAGGTGATGACGCCCGAGGTGTTTATGGACAAGGAGTTGTCCGTGGTGGTGAACGTCCCCGACGGGAACGTGTCGTCGAAGGTGTCGTCGCCGTAGAACTGGGGGGTGATGATCCTGTAGATCGTCCCCGGGTAGTCGTTGGTTTCGTCCCTGAACGACGAGGAGGTCCTGACGGTCGCCACGCTCGCGGCGTGCGAGCTGTTGCCGACGAACGTCACGGTGCCCGCGGTCGTCTGCGCGCCCGTCGCCGCGCTGGCAAAGGTGATCTGGTTGGCCGCCGGGGTGGTGGCTACGAGGTGGGTGCCGTTGTAGCCCGTTGGGACGACGCCCGACACGGTCACGACCGCGCCCGCGGCCAGACCGTGGGCTGACGTGGTCGTGATCGTCGCCGTCGTTCCGTTTCCGCTCGTCGCCGTCGTCGCTCCCCCGACCGACGCCGACACCGCCCTGTGCTCCACGGCTTTCGTCAGGTCGTAGACCTTCACTCTCTTCACGTCGGGGTACGCCCTGAGTATGTAGTTTTCGATTTGCGTGGCGGTGTTCAGGGTGGCGCTGAGCGACTGGAGGAAGGTGGTCGCTCGGTTGAGGAATTGCGTCCCGGTCTCGGGGTTGCTCCCCTGCTCGACCTCCGAAGTCGTCTCGCAGGAGAACACCACGGTGCTGGGGGTGTTCGCCATCAGCTGCGTGCCCACCGAGAAGCTCGGGATCTGTCCGAGGATGAGCGATTTGAGGGTCGCGGCGACGGTCAATGACCCGGTCGCGGCCGTGACGGGATCGTCGAGCACGAACGGATACTGGATCGTCTCGATTCCGTTGTAGTAGTCGAACGCGAAGACCGTTTCCTCGGGGACGGTGTCCCCCTCGTTGAACAGCGTGAGGAGCACGTTCACGGTCGACTGCGTCGCCTCGGACCTCTCCACGCCCATCACCCTCAGGATCCCCTCCATCAGTTCGTCCGGCATCCGGTTGATGGCGCCCATCGCGCTGGCCCCGATCAGGGCCCCCGCCTGCAGGATTGCGTCCTCGAGGGTCCCGGGTCTCGGGTTGAACTCGGGGAGGGCAGTTCTCGCGTACGTGACCGCCTCGGTGTAGAGTTTCTGCGGCTGGACGTCGTACCCCGTGAGGTCTATGTACTCGCTGAAATCGGGGGACGGCATTATTGGACCTCGTAGTCAACGCTGATCTCGGCCGCGCCCAACGAGGTGGCGTCGCCGATCTCGAACTTCGTGATGATTATCTCCGGCCAGTAGCCGACGATCGTCGACCTGAACCCCGATGGTTCACCCTTGCTGAATATCGGGTCCTTGGTTCCGAAGGACGGGTCCAGCAGCAGCTCCCCGGGTTCGGTTTTGATCACGGCGCCGATGATTTGGTCGTAGTACTCGCGATTGCCGTCGGGCAGTTTGAACGCCGAGCCGCCTTTCCTCGCGAAACTAAGGGGCACTCTGAAGGTGGACACGGTACGATTATCTCACGATCAGGGCGACGGGGGGGCGTAGGGGAGGACGTACCCGGGAGCTTTTGCTATCAGCTTGGCGAGCAGGTCGGCGACCTTGTCGTCGACGTACTTCTTGTTCGCCGCGTCCTCGTTCTCGACGGGGGTGGCGACGTCCACGAGCTTGAAGTTCCTGTTCTCGGTGCCGAGGACCACCATCTTTTGCCGCCTGCCCTCGGTGAAGCCCACGATGACCGATCTCCCGTTTTTCGGTTTCTGACTGAAGACCTGGCACGGTCCGAAGATCTGGTTGGGCGCGAGATTCGGCACCGAGACGTAGACCCCGGTCGCGTCCGAGCGGACGACTTTCCCGATGAAGACGGAGTTGGCGTTCACCGGGACCTGCGAGCCCTTCGACTGGTTGGTCACCTCGAAATTCGGTCTCGTCTTGAACGTCATGCCTAATCCTTGTCCGGTTTGCTCTGGTTCTTCGGCTTCTGGACCATCACCAGGCTCAGGTCCACGGGGTCGTTCGTAAATTCCGAGAAGTTCACGTCCTGGACGAGGTACCCCGCCACGAACCTGTCTGGCACGCTCGTCAGGTAGATCGTGTGACCCGGCCTGACTATTCTACCAATCGGGGAAAGTATGGCACAGGAACCCGTTCCCTCCAGGCCGTCGTTCTCGCTGACCCTGACGCTCGGCCAGGTTGCGAGCTCGAAGATTCCGTTGTCCCCGACCGTCATGTACGGGTCGTCGACGCTCGGTATCCCCGTCGCCGGGGAGTCGTAAACGTTCTGCAACGGCAGACCGGACGTCACGTCCAGGTCGACGTAGATGAACTCGCCCTTCAGGACCCTCCGCACGGGTAGCGCTCCAGAGTGCGGGAGCGTGGGGTCGAACCGCAGGTCCAGAAATCTCTGCATCTTTCCCTTCTTGCTCTTTTTCTCGGACAGACCGAATTTCCACATCAACCACTGCCCCGACCCGTAGACGAGCGTGTTGTCCACCTCGAACACGAAGAACTGTCCTTCCGACCCGGTCTGGGTCAGCACGGTCCACACGGACTCGTCAGTGTTCTGGCCCCTGCCCTTGAACACCGATTGTTGCTTGCTGTTCTTCTCCCCGACGAAGTTCATCCCGCACCGTGCCGCGGCGCGCCTCGCGTACTCGAATCCGGTTGAGGCGGTGATGGACTCGGGTCTCTTGTCCCTCTTGAGCTCCTGCACGCACTTCGGCGCGAACTCCACGGTCGCCTGCGGGTACCCGGCCGTGCCGGCCCCCGAGTCGCAGGACACGACCTCGAACAGCAGGCCCCGGTACTTGTACTCCCTCCTCGGGTCGAAGTACCCGTTCCTCGTCAGGTCGTAGTTCTTGTCGTCGTAGGTCGCGGTCAGCTGGGTCGTCAACGTCATGGAGTAGCTGACGCTGAGACTCAGGAGTCGGCCCGACAGGAAGTCCTGGTCCTCCCTCTTGACCCCGGCGATCGCGAACACCTCGGTGATGAACCCCGAGTCGGATGGCATTACCAGGGCCGGCTCGTTGGAGTAGTTCTGCGTCGACCAGGGCTTCAGCGTCGGGTCGTCGGCGAGGAACTGCTCCAGTCTCTTCTCCTCGAGGAGGTGCAGCGCATACGCGTAGGCGTCGGCGAGGAACACGCGTCTCGTCTTGTCGTTGGGTAGCCTCACGGTGATCGATTCGTCTGTGAATATCCCGAGGTGCAGGCCGTCGTGGAGGAACTTGTCCGTCGCCTGCTTCTCTGTGAGCACGAGCTGCTTCTCTATGTCGAGGGACGGGAGGATGACCATGACCTTCTGGCCCGGGAACCTCTCGATCTGGAGCGGGCCGATGGTCAGGGAGAGCACGGTTCCGTACTCGAAGTCCACGCCACGCTTCTTCGCGAGGGGAACTATGCGCTTCCCGTCGAGGCTCAGCTTCACGGGTCTCCTGCCATGGAGGTTTATCGTTCCGTACTCGAGCGGCTCCGGGATGTTGACCTCGGCCCCGGAGTCCCGGTCCTTGACGACCTGGGGTGGGGTCGGGTATCCGATGAAAATCGGTGTGGGCATCTATCCCTTCTTCTCTGTTATTTGCCGGATCCGGCTCTGACGGAGGTGGTAGGGTTGTTCTTTAAGGCTGTCTCAAGCAGGTTGAACAATTTGTCTGCTCCGTACTGCCCCCGTGTAGCTTTTACCAGAATGTCCAACACGTTTGATTCGCCCCCGTATTGCGTCGCCAGCCGGTTCAGGCCTTCCCTTAATGTGTTTTCTTTCCCCTTTTCGTTAAGGTCGTCTTTCGCATCAACCGTGAGTCTTAGCCAAAAATTATAGATGAGCAGGCTGGCGTTGTCCCCGGGTGGCTTGTCATCGTTGCCCTTGCCGGTCCCCCTCGGGTTTTTGTAGGTGAATTTCGGGAGGGTCAGGAACCTCTCCAGCTGGTCCGTCGCCTCCGTGCAGGACATGTTGACCTGCGCCGACACCGACTGGCCGGTCTCGTTCACCCTCGTCACCTGGACGGACATCGACTGTATCTTCCAAGCGGTGACCGACGTGGCCATCATCTGGTGCACGCCGACGAATATCACCGAGTTGTCCTCGGCGGCGAAGTTCTGCAGGGTCGCGAGCTCGTCGTCTATGGTCGCGCCCACGCCGTCGCCGCGCCGCGCGACGATGAAGTCGAACGACACCTTCTGGAGCGTCCCCGCCGTGGTCTGGAGGAGCGGGAGTTGCAGCGGTCTCGTGAGCTCGTCGAACTGCACCGCCCCGACGTCGTGCGAGAAGTTGCTCAGGCCGAAAGGGAACTCGAACTCGAGGTCGCCCGCGACCTGGACCATCTTGGGTCGCAGGATCTCTCCGCCCCGGGTAGCCGTGGACAGCGTGCGGTTGGGGGCCGACGTCACGATCTTCGTCGTCGCCGTGAAGCGGGTCGTTCGTCCTATGAGCGCCATTTAGGTCCTCTCCCTGTAGGCGCGCTGCTGCGCCTCGAGGGCTGCGACCACCTGCTTGGCGATCGCGGTCTCGGACTGCCCCGGGGCGGCGTAGACGTTCAGCGTCACGTTCTGGTTCATGGTCCCGGCGGCGCCGGCGAGGCGCGTTGAGCGCGGCGAGGACGTGGTGCCGATCGGCGGCACGACGTGCAGGTGCCGGCTCGAGCCCCACCCGTGGAACTCGGCGAAACCCCCCGCGCCGGCGATTAGCTTCTGGTACTGGCCGAGGTTCTGGCCGACGAGGTCGTACGCCCGCCCGGCCGCGTGGTCGGAGCTCGGCGAGCCGAGGTTGTCGAAGCGCAGCGAGCTGGTCACGCTTCGCCTCCCCGTGAGCAGCGAGTTGAACCTCGCGTGCGCGGCCATCGTCCCCCTCAGCGCCCTCGAGGTCGGTGTGTCCCCGACTCGGCCCCTCCTCGGCGTCCTCGTGTCGGGGGACATATCCACGAGCTTCAGGGTGTTGCCCTCGGCCTTCCACTGGAACTGCTTCATCTGAGTCCACCACTGCGGGGCATCCTTCTCCCAGATCTCCGACTTTGGGTCGAACGCGACCCCGATGGCGTTGCTTATATCCGTGAAGATCTTTTTCGTTTCTTGGTCGAACCCGACAATGCCCTCTATCTGGTAGACCTTGGACGGCTCGGTTGCGAAAATACTTTCGCTTTGGCCTGGTCCCTTCAGGCCGAGTGTCTGGGCGAGAGCCTGGCCGGCCTTACCGAGTCTCCTCAGCGCGTCGAACCTGAACTGGCCCTTCGAGTCGGTGAGCTGCCCGGTGGACAGGAAATTGAGCAACGCCGACTTGTCGGATCTTTCTATGTCCTCCCTGCCGAATATCTCTCCGAACTTCTCCCGGAGCTTGAGGGCCATATTCGGGTCCTTCAGAACGAGGTTCTTTTCGGCGAGACCCCCGAGGGTTTGCTGGGTGGCGAGACCCGCAATGCCTGAAAGCTGGGTTTGGTACGCCTCCCTGGCTTCCCCTTGGCCTCCCCCTGCGAAGGCCTTGAGTAGGCCCGGCTCCATCTTGCCGAAGAGGCCGAGATTCCCCTGGGCGAAATCACTTATGGCGGCGAGTATGGCGAACGGGTCGTCCGGGTTGTACCTATCGGTCGCGGTGATCAGCAGGCGGGCGTAGTCCCTGAAGTCCTCCATCGTGGCGGATCCGCCGAGCCCCATCAGCCTGTTTTGGCTCGCCGTGAACGCCTGGACCTCGGCCCGTTTCGCTATCGCCTCGTCGAAGACGTTCAGCGACGCGAGGCTCAGGTCCCTGATCGCCACCCTCATCTCCTGCACCGTTTTCCTCATGGCCAGTCCGAGCCCGCCCATCAGCTGCGTGAGCGACTTGGTCGGGTCGTGGAGGTCGACGTTCATCTTCGAGGCGAGCTCCATGATCTGTCGCTCCGTCATGCCCGTGATCCTCGTCAGGTGGCGCAAGACGAAGTTGCCTCGCTTGAACATTATGTCCTCGGCCTCCAACCTTCCGAGACCAGTTTTGGGCAGGAAGAGTCCACCCCTCACCGGCCGGCCTGCCTGGTCTTTGCCGAAGAAGTCCTCGGCCGTCCTCGCGGTCATGTTTCTGACTCCGAATTGCGAACCGAGGGACTTTTTCTGGAGCTCGATTATGAAGCTGGCGTAGGTTTTACTCGCATCCCCGGCGCCAACCCCGCCCCCCTCTATCTGTTCTATGTAGGCCAGTTGCGAGTCGTATTCGGCTTTGGTCATTAACCCCGCATTTCGCAGGTCCGAGATTTGCCTGCGCCTCGATCTCTGGCTGAACACATCCGTGAGCAACTTGTTTCTTCGAGCCGTGCTGGCGAATCCCCTCTGGTAGGACGGACCCTCCTTTGACTGGATTACCCTGCCCGTCGTTGGGTCGACGGTTGTCCCGAGCATTGCCGCCACGCCCAAAAAGCTCAGCCTGTCGGCTATGTCTCTCCCCGTCTTTCTGGCCGCCTTCTCGCGGTTGCCCTGCGCTTTGAAAAAGCCGACAACGCCGCCGACCAGGGCGCTGCCGCCGATGATCAGCGACTTGGCGAGCGGGCCCGCGGGACCGAGCATCGGTGTCAGCATGTCGGAGACGGTCTTGCCCACCGCGGCGCCCGCGAGGGCGCCTCCCGCCATCGCCTTGCCGGTGCTGGTCGATTTCAAAAGGGTGAGCCCAGCGGCCACGGCCATCCCCCTGCCGCCGAACATCGCGCCGACGCCGAGGGCGTTGTTTGCGGCCTTACGCATCTCCTCGTCGCGTATCTTGTTGGTGACCCCCGTCGAGAGGACCATGCCGCCCATCATGCCCATCATCGGGTTGAAGGTTTTTCGCAGGCTCGCCTGCCCGGCCTCGCCCATTCCCATGAACGTCGCCCTTCTGCGGGTCTTGAACTGCTCCATTGCGAACGCTCGGGCCGCCGCTCGGGCTCGCTTGTCATCCAGTTTCCCCGTCTCGTCGACGAATTTCCTGCCGCCGGAGGTGCGGTCCCTCTCGAGGAACTCCTTGAACGACTTTTCCCTGGCGATCTGCAGTTCGGAGGGAACTGGCATCCCCGCCAACGCGATCGCATTCGGCAGGCCCTGCCACCCGGTCCTCGGCTGCGCCATTGCGGTTCCGTACGCTTCGGTTGCTTTTATCTCCCTCAGCATTCCCCTCCCCGTGATGGCGCGGCCGAGGGACTGGACTAGCCCCTCCCTCCGCGCTGATAGCGAGCCGCCAGGGCCCTCGGCGGTCACTATCGCGCTCCCGAAGATGTTCTTGAAGCCGCTGCCGCCGAACATGAGATCCCTTCTCAAGTTCTCCATTCGCATGTGCTTGGCGGAGACATCCTCCCGCCCCTGCGTGAGCGCTTGCAATCGTTTCTTGTCGCTCCATCTGCCCCAAAGGGGATCGGCCCGCACGGCGGCGTCCGAAGCCTCGTAGTCCGCCCTTAGCCTCTGGCTCGCGATCGTGCTTTGGAGGAACCCTCCGGCCACCGGCGACGCCAGGCCCTGGTCGATGACCCCCATGTGGGTTCTGAACGCGCCCAGGTCCGCGAAACCTATCTTCGCTGAGTCGTCCCGAGCATATGCCTGGGCATGTTTGCCGGTCCCCATCATCTCGGCGCCCCTGACCAAGGTCATGGGGCGCGGCCTCGTCGTGAAGGGGTCGAAGTGGCTTCTCCCCTGGGTCACCATCGTGTGCTGGTACGCGAGGTTGGCCGCCACCTCCGCCGGCGTCAGCCTCTGGTTCCCGGCGTTGCGGCTGTACCTCTTCCGGCTGAATATCGCGGGGATCCCGCCGAGAATGCCCCGCGGGGTCTGTGCCGCCGCGTATTTCGAGGCGGGGTTCATCAAGTCCCCGACGGTTCCGCGGCCGGCCCTCCTTATCCTGTAGGCCGTCCTGGAGCCCTTGAGCCCGCCGAAGAGCAGGCCGAGGGTCACCAGCGAACCGATGCCGGGTCCGAGCCCGCCCCCGACGGTTCCGCTCGGGCCTTCTCCCCTTCCGCCCATCCCGAGGAACCCCTCCCCGCCGCCGAGCCTGAACGTCCCGATCCCCCTGATCACGCCGGACATAGTGTCGATGAGCTTGGTCAGGATGTTCACGATCCCGGTCAGCACGGGCAGGGCCTCGGTGAAGGCGACCTTGAGCGCGGCGAACCAGTCGCCTATGGCGAAGATCAGCCTCTCGAGGGCGCTGCCCCAGGCGATGAACTGCTCCTCGTTGTCCTCGGCGAGGTAGCCGAGCTGCTCGGCGTTCCTGCCGAAGATCCTGAATATGGCGAGCAGCGGACCCTTGAACGTCTCGGTGATTATCCGCGACCCCTCGCGGAACTTCTCGAGGGAGTTCTTGAACTGGTTGAACGACTTCATGAACGAGGCCGACGTCCTCTTGAACCACTGCGACGCTCCGAACAGCATCGGGAGGTACTTCCTCATGAGGGTCACGGAGAACCTCTCGAGTGCGTTGCCTATCGTCGTGATCGCCGGGAAGAGCTTGTTCTTCCCGAAGAAGGTGAACTCGGGCGCCAGTCTCGCGAACATGTTGCGCACGTTCTTGAACAGCCCGTCCAGCACCCTTCGCGCGTCGTTGAGGAACCGGTCTCCGAAGTCGGCCATGTCCTGGGCGAGGGCGACGGTTATCTGCTTGAACTGCGCGACGAGGGTCCCCTTGATTGACCCGAACTCGCCGCTGACGCCCGCCTGCTGCGCGAGCTTGCCGGTCGCCATGGACGCCATGATGCTCTTTGCGTCCTTGCCCTTGGACTTCTTGATCGCCTCCGCGAACTCCTTGCTGACCCCCGACGCGGCCGTGCTCGCCTTGCCCGTGACCTTGCCCTCCTTCTGGAGTATGGCCACGAAGTTGGCCATCGCCTGGAACGACTTGGTCTGGTCCTGCGACCTCGCGGTGAAGTCCATTGCGCCGGACAGCGCCTTGGTCTGGGCGCTCGTCACCCTGCCCTGCTGCGACATCGACTTGTAGGCCTGCGTCAGGTTCACGACGCCCATGGTGGCGAGGTTCGTGTCCGAGTACAGGCCCCTCATCGCCGCCGCCGCCGCGCCGGTGGCGGAGCCGTAGATGTTCGCCCCCTTGTACTGCCACGCCGCCGCCGCGGCGTTGAACTCCTTGAAGGCGGCGACGGCGGAGGTCGCCGCCACGGCGACAGTCGCCAGGGCCGCTCCGACGGCGCCGAGGGTGAGGTTGTAGCCCTTGGCCACTATCCGCCCAGTCTTGAAGAGCAGGTTCACCGACGCCAGCGTCGCCGCCGTGATCACGAACTCGGCGGCCAGGGCGATCAGCTGGAAGAAGAGGAGGCGCGCGAGCCTCCTAAAACCCATCATCAACTTGTTGTTATCGACCATGCGTCTTCCGAGACTTTTGCCGGATTTCTCGAGGTCGTGGTACCTCTTTTTCATCGCGGCGAGGGGCTCGTCCGCGTGTCTGACGGTGCGGTTCATTCTGTTCGTCGTCCGCGAGAACCTGTCGGACGAGTCGTTGGCGGCGTCGACCGCCTCGGTGAAGCCCTCGATCTCGGCGAGCACCCGCGCCATGTCGCGCTGATTGGCCTCGAAATCAATGCGTATAGTGACTATCTCGTCGGGCAAGATTGGCTCCCAGGAGTCGGGGTTATCGGACTAGCCAGAGTTCTCCGATTCGCGTCGTTCCCTCTCGCGGTCCGCCGATATAACTTTAGCACAGGCGTATCTGACGACCCATTCATCGAGGCCCGAGTCGAGCAGCCTGACCGGATCGGTTCCCCATAGCTCGCCTAATCGAGCGGCGGCTATTACGCGGTTGTCTTGCGACAACTCCTCGATTAGTTCTTCGTAGGGTTTTCCGTTGCCTCGGCCTGGATGGTGTCGCCGAATCCGCAGGCGTCGATGATCGCCAGCGCCGCGGCCTCAACGTGGGCGTCGATGCCGAAGAATTTCTGGACGGCGTCGGGGATCGCCTTGTCGCAGTGCGTCATTTCGAGGATCGGCTTCGAGGCGAAGTTGACCGGCCACTGGCCGTCCTGCAGCACCTCGTCCCCCTGCAGGTACACGCCCTTCGTGGCGTGGCCCACGACGGTGCAGGCGAACCTCGTGGAGTCGAGGCCCCTTTGTGTCTCGCTTCCGCACTGCTTCTGCCAGCCGCGGATCTGCGCCTGGGTGAGGTTCGGGCTGACGAGCAGCTTCACTCCGGGCCTCTCGGGGACCTCGATGAAGACGTTCGGTCTCTCGACCTTCTTGGCGATCACGGCCTTGAGCTGGTCGAGGAGGGTCGGTTCGGGTGTGGTGGGTTGTGTTTTCACGGTGTTTTCTTCCATGTGCTGAACCTAGCGCGCAGTCACGCTCCGTTGTGCAACCCTCCCGTCAGGGAATCTGACGGTTTTTGGCTTACGGATTTGGTGCTGGTGCGCCGTTTATTGAGAAGGTCATCGCGTAGGTGGCGGGTGCGCCCGAGGATGCGTCCCCGTCCGGCTCGGTGAGGCCGACCAGGAGGGCGTTGTTGTACTGCCTGTCGGGCACCGAATCGGCGAGGTCGCAGTTGGTCCGGTAGATCGTGATGTTGTAGTAGATCCTGCCTACGTGCTGGCGGGCCGTGTTGAGCGAGGTCTTGTCGTCGTCGGAGTAGTGCCTCGTGAGGGTGACGTCGCCGACCTCGGATGGGGCGCAGAGGAGTTCCGGGAACTTCGACCCGCCCGTGTAGATCTTCTCCACCGCAGCCGTAATCTCACCGCCCGACACCTGCGCAAAGAAGTGATCGAAATCGGGGGCGACTGTGCCGATCGGCTCGAGCTTTGCGAGAATTTGTCGTTGAGTGTATTTGGAATTTGCCATGGTTTATTCCTCCGATTAGGCTAGAGATGCGGTGAGATTTGACTTGCTGATCTCCACTTCGATCGTTTCTCCGAGCGAAGAGACCCTGAGACCGACACGCGCCTTAACCGTCCCCGTGGCCAACTGCGTGACCGGGTTGAGCTGCTCGTTGACCGTCACCTTGTATCCCGGGTCAATCATCTTGCCGTTCTCGGCGAACAACGGGTACAGGGCTCCGGCCTGGGCCAGCGGGTCAAGAATTCCGGTCAGAACCGACTTGACCTCGCCGAACAAGGTTCCCCTTCCGTCGATGACGCTGAAGACCAGGCGCTCGAGCCTGATTTCGGCCTGAGCGACGACGTAGTTGACCACTTCCTTGGCCGTGATGAACCTGTAGTTGTCCGTGTCGGACGAAGCCGACCTCGCGCCGTAGATCCTCGTGTCGCCGTTGATGACCCTGATCGGGTTGACGTATCCGTCGTTCAGGGTGTTGGCCTGGTCGTTCGTGATGGCCACGAAGGTGCCCTTGACGAAATCCGAGTTGGTGCCGATGCCGGCGTACGCCGACCAAGGGCCGATATCGTTGTGAAGCTTGGCCCTCTTGGCGGCGACGTAACCCTCGCACGGCGTGGAGATCGTGAGGCCGTTCCTCTCCACCTTGACCCACGGGTAGTACCACGCGGAAGTCTCTGCACCATCGTGCTCCGCCAGGCCACCCGCACTTGCGATCACTTGCTCCACCGTCTGGTCGCGGTCGAAACCGAGGATCGCGGTCCTGTTGTTCTCCGCGGCGTGCTCCATCAGGGCTTCCCAGATCGTGTTTCCGAATTCCCCGGGAATGCACACCGCACCGGAACCGAGCGTCTTGATGAACGAGTCGAGAGCGGAAGCCATCTGGGCGTCTGTCGGGACCGAGCCGTTGTTGCCGCCCGTGAAGTTGATGCCCGTGCTGACGGCCGGGATTCCGGCACCCGCGCCCACTTCGGCGATGACGTACAACGACGCCACCGCGCTGTTGTTGATCTCCTCGACCGCGTCCTCCTTGGATGTGAGGACGGGGGTTGAGTACACGACTTCGTCGTTGAGGATGATCCTGATCCTGAAGCTTGAGCCTGCGGTCGGGTGGGTGATCTCCGCCTTCATGGCTCCGGAGTGAGGCCACGTGCCTTCGCCCGAGGCCTTGAGTGTCAGGACGGTTACGGCTGGAGAAGCGCTGTTCGGGAGAGCGGCGCTTGCGAGTGCCGCGCCTGTGCCGATGGCACGCGAGACGTAGGCCCTAGAGCCGCCTTCCTCGAAGAAGGCCTGAAGGGTTTGATGGACGTACCCCGAGGACGTGTAGCCACCGTAGATGTCTTCGAAATTTGCCAAGCTCTGAACCAAGAAAGCGTTGCCCTCTGGGCCGCGAGTCGTAACCCCGGCGATAAACAATGTTGAGGTTGGCGAAATGGTGACCGTTGAGGGACCAGTTACCACCGATGTCGTTAAGACTATTCCAGGCATTTATGATCCTCCGATGTCGTGGATTTGCTCAGTAGGAATAATAGCATTCCGACTGCTTTCAGAATTACACGTTTTGAAATTAGCCATTTTACCCGCGGTCACCGGGGCCGTTTTTTGCACCGTCACCTTCGGCACCCGGTTTGCTCGCCTCGGCCGTGCCCGTTTCGGACTTCTTGGCGGCCGGGGCCTCGGGCCCACTGTCAGAAGCGACGGGGACAGCAGTAGCCTCTGCCGAGGCCTGGGCTTTTGGGATCGGCTTTTTTTTGGGTTGCTTGTCGCTCTCCGTGGATGTTTGGTTGTCCCCAAGCAGAATGACGCTTCGTCTTGCGAGGGCCTCTTCAAGGTTCCTGGAACCGGCCAGGACGTACGCCTGCTCACCGGGCATGAGTTTGTGTCCCTCGTCAGTCACCTTGGCCATTATCGTCGAGACGTTCAGGATCTTCATGTGGGACGAGGCGACGGACGATTCCTGGTCATTGCCGACCTCGGATACTGGGATGAATTGCTGCATTTATTCCTCCGGATCGGGGATTCCGTCCATCAATTTTACACCCTGCACCACCAGGTCTATGTCATCGAAGTCGGCGAGCTTCTCTCTGACTATCGGTTCCTCTATCTTCAGCTCGTAGCCGACGTAGGCCCCCGCTAGATATCTGTCGCCCTTCAGGAGCGTCAGCTCGGAGTACTCCTCGGTGACGGACGACTCCTCTATCCTCGCCTGTCTCTCGGGGTTCCTCCTCCTGAGGCACGGGTGATCCATCAGCGCCGACCTGGCCACCACTATCAGCCTGTCCCGCATGGTCGTCACGGACTTCTCGCCTTCGGTCCTCGCCCAGACGTAGGTGCGCATGTTGTAGGAGACCTCGTACTCCGGATCGCCGTAGCGCATGTGCCCGACCCTCGTGAATCCGCGGGCCGAGAGCGACACGGTGATCAGGGTGGGCCAGACGTCCATCGTCGCCGGTTCGTAGTCGAGGTATTCGGCGGGATCGGGCATGTCGTCGTTGGACACATTCCAGTAGTTCCTGTACTTCACGAGCCTCTTCGGCACCTCGAGCTTCAGGTAGTCGTTGACGAACTGCTTCGCAAATTGCGGTCCGTACATCGCCTCGAATTCGTGCGCACCGACATCGCTCATCTCAGGTCTATCCTGCCCGACGGACGCCCAACAGCTATCTTGGCGAAGACGTTCCCGGCCGCCTTGGCGAAACCCGGTCGCTCAAACACGAGCCTGCGCATCGGCATCCGGGTGGTGCCGTACTGGTGCCAGGTTGAGTACCTGACCTTGTTGCCGAACTCCACCGAGTCGTTCTTTATCTTGTCCGTGCTCAGTCCGATTGTCAGGCTCTGGAACAACCTCCCCGTCGCCTGCATCGTGGGTCTGCCCGGGTACTTGAGCAGCTTCCAGGCTCCGTAGGCCGGGCTGAGCGGGGCCCAGCCGCCGGAAGGCAGGCCGTTGGTGGCGAAGTTCTCTGCGAACATCATCGCCACCATGGGCTTCAATACCGTGACGGCGGGGGGGACGCACACCTGCGCGCGCCCGTAAATCTTCCCTATCATGAGGTAGACGCCCGCGAAGTGCGTCAAGCCCGGGGTCGCGCTGTCGTCGCGGTCCCCCATCCTATGGATTAGTTTCTCAAAGGATTTTATCTGCTTGATCGTGCTGGCGAAGCTCTTGTGGTTGACCTTGACGTCGATGCCGAGGCTTACGCCCTTCCCCCTGACGCCGGAGGTCGAGACGAAGTCGCGCCCGGTGGTGTCGATCGGCGCCGCGTTCCTGACCTTGTCTCCGGTGCTCTTGCGGCTCCGGTTTAGCTGCGTCCTTTTTCGCGGGAACAGTTCGCGCTGCATTATCTCGCGATCCTTCTACGCTTGTAGAGCTTGAGCGCCAGCAGCTCCTTCTCCAAGAATCCCGTCTCCATCACCGTGACGCCGCGGGTTGTGAGGTCCTTGACCCCGACGGTGTCGTCGTGCATGTTCTGCATTTCCCTGGTGGCCGCCCTGAGGATCATCAGCTTCATGACCTTCAGCTGCGTTCCGTCGAGTCCGCCCGAGTAGTTCACGGTGATCACGTCGTTCGGCATGGCGGCGTAAAGCTCCAGGCCCCAAGGGAAAACCTTGTAGTCTGACCCCGTGGCTTCCGCCAATCCGCCGCTCGCGTAGGTCTGGCCGCCGAGGTCGTGCTTGATCGTGAAGGTCGTTTCCGTGACGGCGACGATCTGCTTGTTCTGGGCGTTGAAGTTGTTCGGGGTGACGCCCGATATCCGGGCGTACTGGCCGAGCACGAATTCGTTCGTCGCCGTGAACACGACGTTCGCGCCCGACTGGACCGCGCCAGTTATTGTCGCGTCTCGCCTCATGGCCTCGGCCAGCTGCTTGGATGCCATCGCGCTGTTCCTGACGGACACTCCATCAACCGATGCGACGGGGGTGTTGCGGAGGGGAACCATGATCGGGGACTGCACGAAATACCGCAAAGGGTCGTTGGTCGTGTCGAGGCTCTTGTCGTGCATGTGGCCAATGTGCGGAACCCCGAAATCGTAGGACGGTATCACGTGGTCCTCCACGAACTCGTCCACCGTCACCGGGCGTCCGAGATATGCCTCGAGCTCGCTTTGCAGGCCCTCGAGAATCATCTCGGCGGCGTCCGTCTGCCTGTTGCTCAGGCTGATGTCCATGTACGTTTTCAGGTCGGCGACAGTTACCAACATGTTCGCCTCTTACTCTCTTCCGGTTGCGCCTTGGCCTCTTCTGCCTCCCCCGCTCAGGAAACGCGCCAACCTGTTGGTAATCGCCCTGATCGCCCTTCTTATCAAACCCGGCCTAGCCGTTTGCTCCGCAGGGGTCCTCGCCGGGGGCAGGGCGTTCTGCACGGCCCTTGAAATCGTCGTCGTCGTCGTGTCGCCCGGCCTCACCGGCGGGAGGGTTATCGGGGGGAGGGTGGACGGAAGTATCGTCCCCTGCTGCCGGAGTCTGGTCAGGACTTTCCTGAGCTCCCTTGCGAGCGCCGCCTGCATCATGGGAGAGCTTGGATGTATCACAATTTTCTTTGACGGCATTAAGCCCTCCCGTCGGTATGACTACGCAAATTTTACAGCATCGGCGACTTCGTCGTTGAAACGGTCACCTGTCGGGGTTCGGGGGTCTCTCGAACTGCGGTCTTTCGTCCTGGTTGGCTTCTATTGGAACCCAGGCCTTGGAATACACGTGCTCCGAGACCTTTCTCATTTTCAGCAGCGATCCGTCGAGGAGCACCTGGAACTCCTCTGCGGTCATGCTGAGGGTGCGCATCAACGATTCCGGGTCGTGGGCGCCCGATTTGATTATCGTCCTTATTATCTTTGAGAGTCTCTCGTTCATGACCTGACCTTTCGCCCTGTTGAGCGTCACGTGCATGATCATCGCCTCCGTGTCGGACATGTCGGGGAACACGACCGCTGGGACGAACCGTTGGTCGATAAGTAGCTGCGGCATGGCCTTGGTCAAGGCCAACCTTTCGTGGCCGTCCACGACGGTGAGCCCGTCGCCGTCCTGCCTGTCGTAGGCGACGATCGGGGACACCCAGCCGTACGCGACCAGCGACGTCGCGAGGAGACTGAGGTCGGGTTTGACGATGTAGGTAGCTCGCCAGGGTGCGCTCCTGAGCGCGTCGGCCTCGACCTTTTCGTGCCTGCCATCACTCATCGCTTGCCTCCGCGTTTTCTCTCTTTGCGATTCCGTACGCCTTCGTCCCGGGCCCCATTGGCATGGGTGACGCCGCGGTGAACTCGTTGAGCAGCAGCGTGCGTATCAGCCAATGGATCGGGTAGCTCTTCGGATCGTTGCGCATCTTCATCCTGAACTTCGCGCAGAACGCCTTTGCGTAGAATATGTCCGAGTCGCTCATCATGTGGTCGTCGATGCACGCCCTGACCCCGTCCCATCCGTAGCGCGCGTACCCCATGATCAGCTTCTCGATGTCGTAGTCGGCCCACAACCTCCGTTGCGCGTCAATCATCGGCCAGACTCTCTGGAGCTGGTCGAAGAAAGCCGGCTCGGTGGCCATCAGGTCGCCCATCCTCCTCGCGGCAACGCAATAGAGAGGTATGCCGACTCTCGTGTTCGACCCCGTCATCGCCGCAACGTCGTAGTACTCGCAGTACTCTGCTCCATGTTCCTCCGTGACGAACTTCAGCGCGTCGTCGGTCGTCCAGTCGTATATTATCTTCGCGAAACGGAGGGGGAGATTTCTGGGCGCCTTGTATGGGGCGACGATGTAGTTTTCGTGCAGTTTCTGGACGCAGGATCTGTACCTGATCATCGACTCGTTCGCCCGCACGCCCGTCAGGAACGCCGTCCTGCCCTTTTTGCCCTGCATCGTGTAGTAGTCCGTGTCGCCCATGTCCTCCTCCCTGCTCATGCCGAAGGACTCGGCGTTGATGGCGAACTCCGGCATGGGCCTGACGAGGCGACCCTGCCTTTCGCGTTCCTTCGACCAGGTCATCTCGGTGGTTCTCTTGCCCATTGACCAGACCTCCACGCCGACCGACAGGCAGTACCACTCCATGTCGACCCAGTCGTAGTTCCGCACTTTCTCCACGAAATTTATGACCATCGGGCTGACCATCTCCTCGTCCCTGAAGATTGCCCTCACCGGGCCGAGCCCGCGCTCTTCGTGCAACTCTTTGGCGAGATACAGGACCGCTGTCGAGTCTTTGCCGCCGGAGAACTGGACGCAGACCGTGTCGAACGTGTCGTAGACGTGCCTGATCCTCTTCCTCGCGGCGTCGACGCAGGTGGTGTCGAGGTAAAGTCGCTTGCGCGGCATCAGAAGTCGGCGTTCGTGTTTATGAAGTTGATCAGCTTTGACGCGGTTGTCTCGCCGGCGTAGGCAGGGTCGTTCCGGATGTACCTGATGAAGTCGTACCATCGTTTCTGCTGGTCGGCGTCGTCGAACACGAGGGTGTACTGGACTATCGCCCTCTCGCCGCCCTTGACCCCCACCGCCACGCTCCCCCTCGTGATCGCCTCCTCTTTGTCAATCTTGTCCGTGGCGAGGTAGTCAATCTCGTCGTTTTCGTTCCTGTTCTCGACTATCTGATCCTCGCCGAGCGGCTCGAACGGGTTGATGATGACCGCCGGCGTGTAGCCGCCCCTGTTGTCGTTTCTCTCGTTGACCAGTATGTCGGTGGTCAGCGATGCCACCTCGAACTCGTCCCAGCCGAGTCCCAGCAGCAGGTCCTGGTACTCGGACGAGATTTCGGACATCAGATCGAGCACCATCCCCTGGTCGGTGTTCCCTAACTCGGTGGTTCTGTTGTCGGCCAGCGCGAAGGCGTGGCCGCGGTTCTCGTCGACTTCGTACACGATCGCGGCGATCTTCTCCCACCCGAGTTTTTTCGCGGCGATCAGTTGATGGTTGCCCGCTATGACGGAGAACTTTCCGTCGTCGGACGGCATAACCACGATGGGTTTTATCTGTCCGAACTCGCTGTACGAGGCGATTATTGACTCGACGTTCCCGATGCGCGGATTCTTCTCCATCGGTTTCAGGAGGTCTATGTCGATGGCCAGGCTCAGTATCGAAGGGTGGATGTTGGCGACGTCGCTCACACCTGGGCCCTAACGTTGGCGTTCAGCGTCCTCAGGGCGTCAATTGATGTTCTCAGCAGTAGGAGCTTCTCCCTCTTGGCCTTGACGAGGGCTTCGGAAATTTTGTAGTCGTAGTTTTCGTCGTTCATCTGGTAGTCGGCCCACGCCTCGCGCTCCTTTATGGAGCCCTTGGCGGCCAGATACGACTTGGCCCAATTGGCTTTGTATTTGGCCTCTTTTTTGGCGGCGTCGGTGGAGAGGGTCTCGAAGGCCTCGGTCTCGTTCTCGAGCAAATCCATGAGGCGCAACAATTCTTCCTCAACCTCGACTTGGCTAATCGGCGTACTGCGAGTCACTGCATTTTCCTTTATATTTTTCTATAGGGGACCAGTCGACTCCGTCGGCGACGGCGCGACTTGCCTCGGGCCAATCGTATCTCGGCTTGCCCCATCTAATCAATGCCATTTCTTCCAGTATCCAGGCGTCGCAGATATCGTCCGCCCCGGGCCCCGACCAAATTATCCCCGTTCTCGCCGACACGGCCGACACGACCTCGCTCTTGGACGAGTTGCCCCTGCCCGTGGCGAATTTCGCCCTGGCCGTCGGCGCTATCTCGGCGAAGGGAATCCCGGCGCCGCACAGCACGTACCTGACGACGCCGCCGAGTTCCCCGATCGAGAAGGCCTGCCCGGACCGCGCCGCGAAAGCGTAGCCCTCCATCACCACCGCCTCTACGCGGTGAAATCCAACGAGCTCCATCACTTGCGCCGACACGTCGATGAGCCTCTGGGTCCCTTTGCTTTTTGGGGTTATCGCCCCCCTCGCGTCCTGCACCGACCAGCCCGTGGACGATAGGGACAAATCCAAACCCATGAAAATCTTCGTTTTTTCCACAGGCGAAAACTACCGCGCCTGACGGGTAGTCCCCGGAGCCCGTAAACCCCGGGGACTGAGCGCCCGAATCGGACCGCACCCGTCGCGGGTTTAACCGCCTGACCGGATCACCCCCTCCCTCGTCGAGTTACCTGCCACGATTGTATCCTCGTAGCTAATACTGAAAAGGGTAATGGTTGTACGATTACCTTTTTTTCCAGCTTTGTATTGAAAGACCTAATTCAAAGGCCTTTTGCGGGTATTTGCCTATTCTGTCGTGGCACGACCTGCACACGGCGAGAAGATTTTTTTCGTCGAGCACCGACCCGCCCTGCGATCTCCGAAGCAGTTCGTGCACGTCCTGCGATGGCTTTCGAACGTACGTCACCGCCCCGTCGTCGGACGCGAACACGGGGCAGGCCTCGCACCACTTTCTTTCTCCGAGGATTTTTTTTACGATAGCCCTTCGGGCGACGTACTTAGATTCCGTTTTTTTGGAGCGACTCCTGATTCTGCTCTTCCTCTTCGGGGGCGGGGAGTTTCTCGAAGGCCCAGATCCCTTTGAGCGATTCGTAGAGCGCCCTATCGGCCGGCGTCGCCTCGATGTCATAGGACAAAAGATACGTCCTGTGGGCTTCTATGGCGTCACGGCAAAGCTCGTTGGTTTTCTCGTGGTCTGCGTTGGTCGCTTTCTGCAGCGAAATCATCGTCGCTACGTCGGAAATTCTTTTGACGACGTAGAACTTGAAGCGCTCGGCCTTGCTGATCTTGCTCTCGTAGTACATCCTCGACTCAACCCCGAGCCCAACTCCGTCCTCGCCGAGGTCCGCGTACCTCTTGTCGTCGGCGATCATGTCGTCAGTCGAGCCATCTATTTGTCGATTCAGGTTGTTCATCAGGGCGTTCAGCGCCCTCATCCACCTGTCTAGGTTCTCCGGCTGGCTCAGGAACAGCCTGTGCTCGTCGGACGCCTTGTTCTTCACTTCCTGCGCCACCATATGCGCGAAGGCGTCATCGCTTATGTAATGGTTCATCTTTTATCCTTCTTCCAATATTCGCATATCGTATCCTTAAAGTAGCACCAGTTGCAGAGTTTCGTTGGCTTGGCGGGCCAGTTGTTGTCGTTGAACGACGCGACTATGGCGTCGTACGTCTCGGTTATGAGTTCGCAGACTTCGTCCATCCCCGATTGGTGCACGAGCCTGATGAAGCGCTTGCCGTCTTTCAGGTACAGGAGCTCCACGGACCCGATCGGGTGTTCGGACACCTCCGACAGGAGCGTTGCGTAGATCATCAGCTGTATGAACTTGTCGTCAACGTACGGCTCGCGCGGCGTCCTGCCGGTCTTGTAGTCGGATATGCGAACCATTCCCTCGTCGACGAACCACCTGTCGATGAAACCCTTCACCCTCACGTTCCTCACGGTTCCGTCCATCTCGGTCTCCACGCCGCCGATCGTTATCGTCGACGGATCCTCGACCCGGAAAATGTTCTCCAGGCACCACCAGGCGGACCACCTGAACTTCTGCGCATCTTTGTCGGGCACCGTCCCCTTTATCCGGCCAGCCCAGTCCCCGTCGGACCAAATCGAAGTGCTGAGGGACCTTAACGAGAGGGGGGTCCTTTCGCGCGGGTCGAGCGTTCCGTAGAAGGACTCAAGGACGTCGTGGACGAAGTTGCCCAGCAGGGTCGCCTGCGTCGGGGGTTCATGGATTTTGTTGACCCGCGAGTACTTGTACTTCAGCGGGCACTGCGCATATGTCGCTAGGGAACTCGGCGAGACATACTCGGGAAGTTCGTACGGTAACTGGTCCATTCGGGGCCCGTTACTCGGATTTAATTCTGTTTACCTCGGCGACGATGAACTCAAGGTCGTCCACGGAGACGGAGTCGATCGATTTCGGAACCGGCTCGCCCTGGGTTCGTTCGTTCCAGCGTTCCCGCATCGCGTTCTTCTGGTTAGTGTCGAGCCCCTTCGCGAGGGACACGAACGCGTTCCACAGGGAAACCTTGTTGTCCTGCACCGACTCGGCCTCGAGGTACTGCTCGGCCTCGATGGCGTCGTCGCTGCGGGCGAGGTACAGGCCCACGCCGAGGGTCTGGGCCGCCTTCTTGAGGGCGTCGGAGATCGCGCCCTTGAACTCGTCGCCGAGGTCGACGATCGCCCCCTGCTTGGTCCGCTTGATTTTTTGCCCGCCGAATCCGTCGCGGCAGATCGTTTGGTAATCGGTCACGAGATACTCGATGCGGACATGGGCCACGACGAACTCCGGGTCGGCGCTGTCGCGCTCGCAACGAATGATCGTGAAGGACCACTTGTCAACGCCGAGCACCCTGTTCAGCCTGTTGATGACCTCGCTCACGGGGATGTAGGTGAGGAGCGTTCCGCCCTTGTTCACCGTTCGCTCCATTTCCTGCGGGAAATTCTCGGCGAGGGCGTTGTAGATGTTGTTGGTTGGTCCGTTCATTATTTCAGCCTCCTGACTATGATGCTCGTTTTGCTTTCCTCGGACACCTCGCAGTATTCGTCGGCGGTCACGCCGATCCCGGACAGCGCCTTGACCCTCCAGTACGAGGGCTGAAGGTACTTGAGCATCTCCCTGCCGACCGTCTCTGGCGTTGCGCCGACCTCGCCGGTGTCGAGATTCGTGGAGAGCTGAACAATGCGGCGTGACACGACGTCGGCCAATTCTTCGTGCTTCCAGGATTTCCTGTCGTAGGAGGTCTTTTTCTCAAGTTTCGTTCCGTCGACGAGGACGACCTCGGGGATGTCGGCCATCTTCTCGGCCACGATCGCTATCGCCGAGTCGTAGACCACCGAGACCTCGAGCTTGAGTCGGTTCAGTTCGGACAGGTCCGAGCAAGCCGACTCGACGGTGACGGAGTCGGACGCCAGGTTCTTCGTCTCTGCGTCTATCTCCATCAGTTTTCTTACGATGTCGTTGATGATTGACGCAATCTTGCTGGTCTCGCTGGGCATGTTCTAACTTACTCCCCGTAGGCTATTTCAGACGAGGATAGTAGACGGCCTCCTGAAAGGCAACCCCAAACCAGCAAGGAACATGTAGGCGCCGACGGCGGAGTCAACCTGGTCGTCGTGGACCTTGGCCTCGGGAAACGAGGACAGTTCGTCCAGCCATTCCGACATCCATGGGGTCCTTATGATCTTCACGTTTCCGTTGGCCACGGCGGCGGCGAACGGCCGGGCCCTCGTCACCTTGTCCCCGGTGGACCTTATGCCTATGAAATCGTAACCGGGCACCACGTACCGTGAGTACTGATCTATCAGGGCCTTGCCCGACGAGCCCGGTTCCTGCTCCATTCTCACGGCCACCGTCGGTCCGTCCTCGGCCGCGGTCTGGGCCACGAGTTGCTCGACTTTGTCGCTCTTGACTCTCGCCCTCTTCACGTCGAGCACGTAAGCGACGCCGTTCTCGAACAGCATCAGGGTTCCCACGGTCCAGTCGGGATCGGGATTCGAGCTGCTCGATTCCGTAGCGGCGAGGTCCCAAAATCGCACGGCCCGTGCGGTGGGACCCATGGTCGGCACCTCGCTCGGGTCGATCACCACGAACGAGGTCCTGTCGAACATGGTTCCGAGCGTCGTCGCCCACCAGTCGCCCTCCTCGAGCCTTCTTCGCTCGAGGGGGTCCAGCGAGGCGAGCGCTATCCGGTAGGACTCGACGTCGATGCCGGGGTTGTCCGTCAATTTCGAGGGCACGAAGACCCTCCCCGTGCTCGACCCCTCCACTATGAACCTCTGCCTGACCCAGTTCGGGGCGGGGTTGGACGCCGCCCTCATCCTGAGGGGGACGACGGAGAGCGGGCCCGTCGCTGGTCGCCTGAGCCGCGAGAACAGGTAGCGGTAGTCGTTCTCCCTGATTTCCGTGACCTCGTCCATGCCGACGAACTGGAATTCCGAGCCCTTGTATCGGAGGTAGTCGTTCTGGTTGTTCAGGTACCCGAAGGAGATCCTCGCCCCCGACGGGAATGTGGCGACGTACGTGTTGTTGTTCCAGTGGATCTCTTCGTAAATCGCTATCCAGGTCCGGAACCTGTCCATGAGCGCCCCGGGCAACGCCAGGTCGGCGAAGGTGCGCCTGAACAGGATTGCCGAATAGCCGGGTACATCGAGGTACTGCATGGCCGCCATGAGCAGGGCGGACGATTTTCCACCGCCGGCGGCGCCCCCGAACAGGCCCTCGAGACAGTGCGTCCTGAGGAACACCTTCTGCGTCAGCGAGGGTTCCTCGGGGCAATACATGGGTTTCTTGGGTTGAAGCCACTCAAGCACCTTTTCCCAGTTTGTCTCTTCCATCTCGACTCCGAGCTACCTCTTGAACTACATTATATGTGTTGCCAAAATTTACCAGGAACAAATTCGCATGAACAAACTCAAAATAGCCATAGCCAAATTAGCCAAAAGGCAGACAGTCGCTAACTTGTTGATGTCTTCATTTATACTGTTTACGGCAGTAGGAACTTTTTTGATCAACCCCGCGCTCGGCTTCATCGTCTTCGGTTTGACCGCAGGGGCGGTCGGCTATTTGCTCGGTAAGGAGTAGATCTAGAAAATGGCCTGGAATTCCCGATTCAACAAGAGCTCCAACGCCGACAAGTTTAAGGCGCTGAACCCGGGCGCCCCGGTCGCCTACAACCCGTCCCAGGTCGGGAAACCGTACCGCGACTCGTGGGACATAGAGCGCGCCTACCGCGAGGGGTTCCAGAAGGTCACCTGGGTGAACCGGTGCATCGACGCGATAGCGGGAAACCAGTCTCGCCTCCCGGTGATCCTCAGGGAGGGCAACAGCCCCTCGGGCAGGGTGGTCCACAAGACCGACAGGAAGATCCTCGATCTGTTCAACACGAAGGCGAACATGGGCGAGAACTCCTTCGTGTTCAGGTACAGGCTCTCGTCGCAATTGCTGATGTCGTCGCGGGGCGCATTCATAGAGAAAATCAGGGGACGAGACGGGGAGCTGATCGCCCTCCAGCTGCTCCCACCGCAGCACACGGCGCCGATCCCCGACCCCAAGAAGTTCGTCTCGGGTTTCGAGGTGGACATGCGCAACGGAACGAAGGTCACCCTCAAGCCCGACGACGTCGTGTGGATAAGGAAGCCGCACCCGCTGGACCCGTACCTCTCGCTCACCCCGATGGAATCGGCGGGGATCGCCATCGAGATAGAGAATCTCTCCAAGCTCTACAACCGGAACTTCCTTCTGAACGACGGCAGGCCGGGCGGCCTCCTGGTCGTGAGGGGCGAGATCGACGACGACGACAAGGACGAGCTGCGCAGTCGCTTCAGGGGGAACGTGAACAGGGCCGGGGCCGTGACCGTCCTCTCCTCGGACGAGGGAGTGGATTTCGTGGACACGGGCCAGAGCCCGAGGGACGCGAACTACGTCCAGATGCGCCAGATACAGAAGGAGGAAATCCTCGCCGCCTTCGGGGTGCCCGAGTCCGTGATCGGGAACGCCGCCGGCAGGACGTTCGCCAACGCCGCTGAGGAGCACAAGGTGTTCTGGAACGAGACGATGCTCCCCCACCTCGAGACGATCGCGAGGGCGCTGGACGAACTGGACGACCTGTACTACATCGACTTCGACGTGACCGACGTGCCGGTCCTCGTTCTCTACAAGCAGGAGAGGGACAGGTACCTGATGAGCGAGTACCAGACGGGTCTCATCAGCGGCAACGAGTACAGGGAGGGCGCAGGGCGCAAGGTGGTCGACTCCGAGCTGATGAACGCCATGCTCGCCAACCCGAACCTGACCCCGATCGGCTACACGAACAAGAAGTTCGTGCAGCAGCAGATGGGCGTCCCCGGCATGGGCGGGGCGGTCCCGCCGGCCGGCACCCCGGGCGGACCGATGATACCCGGGATGGGCCCCGTCCCGCCGATCCCCGGGATGCCGGCGATCCCCGGGATGCCGGCGATCGAGGGGGTGGCTCCCGCCCCGAAGGAGGGCATGACCGCCGCACTCCAGGCGGAGGACGTCGCCGCGGCCCAGGCCGGCCAGATGGCGCGGGCGTCGGCGTTCGGCGACCAGATCACCACGAAATCCCTGTGGGACGAGTGGGACGAAAAAGCCGAGAGCTCCCTCGACAGATGGACGGAGATACTCGACACGGCCCTGGAGCGCTTCGCCGAGCGCCAGCAACGAGTGATCATGGAGAAGGCCGTGGGTTCCAAGTCGAGGAAGGCCCTCGATTCCGGGAGCCTCGATTACGAGAACATATTCGACCAGCGGATCTGGGACAAGCAACTCGCCGAGGACATGCGTCCGATCCTGAGCGGAATAATGAGCGATGCCGCCACGATCGTCTCCCAGGAGGTCGGCATGCAGGCCGAGATAGACGAGAAGGAGGCCGCCGAGCACCTCAAGGAGCAGGTCGAGAGGTTCCAGCAGATCAACGCGACGACCGCCAAGGAGATAGAGGGGGCCGTGCTGATCTCCCTCTCGCTAGGCGAAGAAGAGGACAAAATGGGGATGCTCAAGGCGGCGCTGCTGGCCATATTCGTCAACCTGCTGTCCAAGCGGAAGAGGACGATCGCCGAACACGAATCCCACGCCGCCTTCAACGCGGGCTCCTTCTACGCAGGTCGCTCGGTCGGGGCGGCGACGAAAACCTGGGTTTCGGAGAAGGACGCAAAAGTGAGACCCGAGCATTCCTTTCTGCACGGGAACACCGTGGCGATGCACGAACCGTTCGTCGTCAACGGGCAAGACATAATGTATCCGGGCGACCCGACGGCGCCGATAAATCTGACCATGAACTGTCGCTGCAAGGTGAGATTCGGATTCTGATTTCGTAAATCTCCGATCGTTTACTTAAACGAATTAAGAAACGTTACGCCACAACTTCCAGCCGTCGTTTATTATGTAACGAGACATGACGAATGAAATGGTTTCCCAAGAGGCCGATTACCTCTACAAGTCACTCAACGGCCAGATCAACGTTGACGAGGCGCAGGGCATAGTCGAGGCCTTCGTCGCCGGCGTCGGCAACAAGGACTCCGTGGGCGACATTTGCCTGCCGGGGTGCTTCACTTCGTCGCTGAAGCGCAGGAAGCCCCGCGTCGTTTGGGGCCACGACTGGAACTCCCCGATCGGCAAAGTGCTCGAAATATACGAGGTCGGACCCAACGATCCCCGCCTGCCGGCAAAGATGCGCAAGGCGGGCGTAGGCGCCCTCTACGCAAAGGTTCAGTTCAACCTCAAGGCGGAGAAAGGACGCGAGGCATTCGCCAACGTCTCGTTCTTCGGCATGGAACAGGAATGGTCCATCGGGTACAAAACCCTGGATGCCGTGTTCGACCCGGTGCAGACCGCGAACCTGCTGAAGGAAGTGGAGCTCTACGAGGTGTCGCCGGTGCTGCACGGAGCCAACCAGTTGACCGGGACGATATCGATCAAGGCCGACGAGGCGGACACGGAAACCAAGGACGAGCAGGATCCGTGGGGGAAGGCCGCCGACAAGCCCGTCCTGCGCGATCCCAAGGGAGGGTTGACGGCCGCCGGAAGGGCACATTTCAAGAGAACGGAGGGTGCGAACCTGAAGCCCGGGGTCAAGGGTGCCGCCAACACGCCAAAGAAGATGCGCAGGAAGGGATCGTTCCTCACGCGCTTCTTCACCAACCCGGGCGGCCCGATGAAAAAGCCCGACGGCAAACCGACGAGGCTCGCCCTCTCCGCCGCCGCGTGGGGCGAACCGATCCCCCAGAACGCCTCCGACGCCGCGAAATTGGCCGTCAAGGGTCGTGGCTTGTTGGAGAGATACGAAAATTCCAAGAAAAAAGAGAAGGACGATTCCGACTCGGTGAGGAACAAAAATCATGTCGACGCCATTTACGCGGCGATGTCGGCCCCGCAGAACGAAACTTTCGGGAGGGCGTCGCAACTCACGAGGGCCCTCGCCGCGCGCTTCGGCGGGCCCGTCAGGTTGGTGACCGCGGACAACGACATAGCGGTGTTCGAGATGGGCGCGGGCCAGTCCACCGAGATGCTGAGGGTCGCGTACCATTTCGACGGGGACGAATTCATGATCGGCACCGCGCAAAAGGTGAAACCGGAGACCGTCTACATCCCCGTCAACGACACCAGTTCGGGGCAAACTTCGAGCGGGGTCGTCACCGGCATCGCCCCGATGCAGGTGTCCCATGAGGGGCACTGTTGTCCCGGATGCGGGCATGGGGGAAGTTGCGACGCCTCGGTCGCCCTGACCGACGGGGAGAACCCGAGAATCGCGTTCCTGAAACTCAAGTCGCTCGGCGATCAACTCGATTTCAAGGTGTTGCCGGTGTCGGGAGGCTTCGTCCTCGGGGGCTTCGGCCTGCTGACCGAGCAGGCGCAGAGATACGTCGTGGACAAGATAGATGACGGCCTGAGCGCAAAGGCCTTGAATCAGGTCGGGCATCTTGCCCGAAGGACAATCGGGTTCCCGAACCCGAGGGCGACGCTCAACGTGGACATGAACCCGTTCACGGCGAGGGACGCCGACCTGGACAAGCTCGTGCTCGAGGGCAACCCGTTAGTCAACCTGGGACGGGGGATCCCGGATCCGACCCCCTTCGGATTGCCAGACGTCCCCGGCTTCGGGGATCCGAACATCCCGAGCGTCACCGACAGGGCAGTCCCGGGTCGCCGTCGGGCGGGCGTCCCGCGAATGATGCCGGCGGTCCCCAAGCCGGGCGAGATTCCCGAACCGATCCGTGAGCCGAAACCCGTACCCCTGCCGGAGAGGCCGCCACGGAAGCCGACAAGACCAAAGACCCCGCAACCGACAAAACCCCCGGTGAGGCCGCCCGCGCCGGTGAGGCCGCCCGCGCCGGTGAGGCCGCCCACGCCGGTGAGGCCGCCGGCGCCGGTGAGGCCGCCAGTCCCTGTCGGCAGGGACGAGAGCGACAATTTCGCCATCGCCGCCGTGGGGGGCAAGAAGAGGACACCCAAGGATTTGGCCGACGAGCTGGCCCAGTCGGATTCGTTCGATCGCCCGAGCAAGCAGACGAGGCGGCGCCGCCTGAGGGACGAGGGAATCGACCAAATGCGGAGACTGATGCTTCTCGACGGAGCGGAAGCCGGGATGAGCGGTCGGGATTCCTCGCGCGACGATGATCGCCATCGCCGAATCGTACGCGAACTAGCCCTAGCCGACAAACTCCGTCAGGCCTTGGACGAGAGAGATGGACCGGGCAAGAGGGGTATGGATGACGACACGGTGGCCATGTTCCTCCAGGCAGAAGAATCGTTGCGCGGAGCATTCGTTCCGAGGACCAACGCAATCGACGGGTACGAGTACAGCCACCGAGACAACATTAACGCCATGCGTTGGCAAGCCGGACACATGAGGGAGTACTACAACGACGAAGAAGCGGCCGGACTTTTCGAGCAGGCCGCGGATATCTACGAGGAACGCCACGGAGCGGAGGCCGGCATGTCGAGGCCGTTGCCGGGAATGTCAGAAGAAGAATACGAGGCATGGCTCGAAGAGCATTACAAAAAGGACAGGTGGAGGGGCCAGAGGTCCACCGGGTTCCTCACATACGATCCGGAGCTTAGGCGCCCGACGGATCCGAAAGAAATAATGCTCTTCGAAAAAATGTGGAGACAACAGCTAGATGTCATAACAAGCGGAGATTTTGACGCCCGTTACGGCATGGAAGACCTCACAAACGCAACAAGGAATCAGTACGGAGGCTGGGACATGGACACCCCCGAGACCGTCAGGATAATAAAAGAAGGAGAGGCGGCCGGGGATACGCCAGAGGAAATTCTGGACAGAATTCGCGACGCCCACGACGCCACGCGCGGCGACGTCAGAGACCTGTGGGACGGTGACATTCCGGAAGCCGGAATGAGCGACCCGGACTCGCGCCGATTCGTCGGGAAGACAGACGTCGAGTCCCGCGAACGGGAATTCTACGAATTGATGCTGGACGAACGAAGGGCCGACGACGCACTCACGACTGGCGACACGAGCGTTCTGCGTCCCC